CAGGTGAAACTAACACTACCTCAGAAATAATAAAAGGTAATGTTGTTCTTGGAATTAATACTCCAATATCTTATGGGGATGGGGCAGAAAACTTTATAGATACGTTAGAACAATCATTCTTAATTAATGAAACTGAGTCTCCAATAATGACTTATAAATTGTCTACATTAACTGGTGAAGTTACCTATACTGGTTTAGCTCAAGCATTCAGGCAAGGGGCTAGATTTAACAAACTAGTTGAGGGTAATTATTCTCTAGCAGGCGGTACTAACGGAGATGGTGATGTTAATACATTAGTTGGAACTGGTGCTACCGAACCAAAGACTGGAGTTCATGCTTTTGAGGATGAATCATTAAACGTAGGAATTGCTTTAGTTCCTGGTGTCTACAATGAGGCTGTTCAAAATGAGTTAATTAGTGTAGCAGAAAGTACTCAAGCTTTCCTTGCTCTAGTTTCTCCTCCTTACGGAATTGGAACTACTCAAGATGCAATTGATTGGCATAATGGCAAATCAACTACTACTGCTTACTCTAGAACTTCAGCTATCAACTCATCTTACGCTGCAATTTTCTTCCCTCATGTCAAAGTCTTCAGTACTTTTGATAAGAAGGATCGTTGGTATGATCCAACAATCTTTGCTGCAAGGCAGATGGCTTTCACTGATTCAGTAGCTGATAGTTGGTTCGCTCCTGCTGGTTTCCGTAGAGGTAGATTAACTAAGCCAAGCGATGTTGAGGTTAAGATTACTCAGGGCGATAGAGATTCAATGTACAGTGGTGGAAACGCCATTAACCCAATCTCATCATTCCCACAGCAAGGTATAACAATCTTTGGTCAAAGAACTGCTCAAAGATCACCATCTGCTCTTGATAGAATCAATGTTCGTAGATTGATGATCTATATTAGAAAAGTTCTACTTCAAGGTACTGGTCGATTTGTTTTCGAGCCCAACGATGAATTTACTTGGGAACAGCTTGAAGCTGCCTTGAATCCATTCTTGGATGATATCTTAAGAAGGCGTGGTATACAGGATTTCCGTGTAATCTGCGATGAAACAGTAAATACTCCAGCCAGAGTTGATAGAAATGAACTATGGTGTAAGGTTATCTTGAAGCCAACCAAGACTGCTGAAATAATTATCTTCGAGCTAAACCTAACCTCTCAGTCAGCAGACATTACTACACTATAAGGAATAAATAATGGCACAATCTTATTACAAAACTAAGTATGGAAGAAACTTTACTCCAGGTCAAGGATTACCTGTTGTATCAACTGATCTTGATTCAGTAAGGACTTATCAGTTTGAAGTTCGATTCTTGGGTCTTCCTGGAACTGTAACTAATCAACAGGATCTAACTCTAGCTGCTAAGAAAGTTACTGGTTTAGAGATGGGTGTAGAAGATATCGTTGTTAGCCGTGTTAACGATAGATTGCACTACCCTGGAAAGCCTTCTCCTGGGGAGCTTGTAGTTACCTTTGATAACTTATATCTTCGTCAAACTGCAAGTGATCTTTGGAAGTACTTTAAAAGGATTTATGATCCAGTTACAGGTGAAATGACTCCATTTGCTGCTCCTGGTGGTGATCCAACTTCAACATTTAAGGTTCCAAAAATGGAGATCGTCATGTTAGATAATACTTCAAGACCTCATTCAACCATTGAAGTATATGGTGTTTACCCAAGAAAATGGGCAGCATCTGAATTTAACTATGAAACTAACTCATTCCACACATTAGATGTAAACTTCCGTTACGATTTCTTGGATATGTACAACCTTTGATGATTTGAAAAAGTCAAAACGGCTCAGTCTATTCTTGAATAGTAGACTGAGCCACTTTTCTATTATAAGTTATGGACTACTTTAACGAACTTCTTGATAGTTATAACAGATTAAAGAAGCGCACATTTAAGCTGCGTTATATACAAGAAGAAACTGCTGAAGAATTAAAGCAAAGAGGTTTTGAATTTAATCCAGGATCAGCAGGAGCTGGTGGAAAATATAGAGGTTTTTATTATTCTTCAGATGGAAGTATAATTTATGTTTCAGAAGATCCTCCAGGAACTGAGAATAGACAATTTTTTCAGTTACCAGAAAAAGAGAGAGGAGAAACAGCACGAGAGAAAAGAACTATACCAGGAGAAAGACTATACGAAGAAGTTCCAGAAGAATATAGAGAGAATATAAGATCTATAAATGGAATATCAGAATCACTTTCAAAGTTTTGTGATCAGATAACAGAAAAGTTTCAACAAACTAAAAAATATGTAAGCTGCGAACAGCAAATTCAAAATTACTTAAACTTTACTAATAAGTCTGGTGATTCTTTAGGTAAGATTTTTTCAGAAAGTGGAACTACTAAAGGAATTGAAATCACAAGAGATAAAGAAGGTAATATTGATGTAAAAATTTCAGAGGGTATGGACACCGTTGATTCTGTCACTAGGCAGAAGATTTTAGATAATTTGAACTCTGTTTTAAAAGAGATCACATCTGAAAGTCCAAACTGTGATAATATCAAAAATAAAGTGGCAAAAACTAAACATACCGAAGGAAAAGGTAAGGCAAAAGATAGATACATAATCTATGGTGCAGATAATACTACTGGAATTGCTTTACCAGCTACAGGTAGGATGAGTGCTTTAATATTTGATTCAATTAAAAAAGTATGTCCTGATCAAATAGAAAAACTTTATGATGATGCTATTAATCAAGCACAGATTAACGCTAAAAGTGGAACTTTAGCAGAACGTCTTTTTGCTTTAGGTAATGATATTTATCAACTCAGTAAAACTGGAGATCGTGAAAAGTCAAAAAAATTAGTAACTCAAATAGCTCAAGCTCTACTAGAATCTGAAAAAATAACTCAATCTTTGGTAGATGCTTTTGATACTGATATTATTACTTTAGAAGAAGAGTCAGGATATCAAACTCTTCTAGAGGATAATGAACTTTTTAAAAACAAACCTGAATTATCCAAGCTATTAATTTTGTTTGTAAAAGCAAATCAAGATTTATATGAAAAAATGGGAGCAGATAAAATAGTTCCTTACGGAGCTAAAAGCAAGCAAGGAGCTAGAGCAGATAATATGCTTGTTTATACAAGTGAGGATGCTGCTAAAAAAGCTGCAAGGTCAGTTGGGTTTAGTGAAGAAGAAGGATCTGCATACGAAAAAACTAATATGAAAGATTTCTTAAATAACCTTCCAGAAAATGTAAAAAGTAAAGTAGAGGAAGAATTAAGAGAACTTGGATTAGATGAATCTAGTGAATTCTATACTTTAGGATTAGGACAAAAATTATATACAAAATTTAAAGATGCTAAACTAGGTGAGTACAACAGAGCTGAAAGAATGTTCATGGCAGTTTTAGGAACTATTCCTAAAAGCGATCCCTATTACAGTGATGATTTTAATGAGAAATCAAATGAATATCCAATAAGTGATGAGTCAGCAGCTTTTTTTGAATCTTTAGAAAATGATCATCAATTAATAGATAATGTTCTATTAGGAGGCGAAGAGTTTTTAAATTCAGAAGGAGCTAAAAGTTTAACTCCAGAAAGATATAAGTTCGCACAGAAAATTCTAAAAGCTGGTTCTAACCCACAAGGAAATATAGCAAATTTAGATCCAACAAACAAAGCTGATCAACAATATATAAAAGAATATATCCAAAGAAAAAATATAGTTGATAAACTAAGAAATAAGTTTGAAGATCCAAAAACTTCATCAGATGCTTATGATTCTGTATTAAGAATGGCTTTCTTAACTGGAGGTAATTCAAAAGACTTAATGCAGTTAGTTGTTTCTAAAGCAGATAACTCAACAAGAGTATTCAGTCAAAATGCTATTTTTGAAGAACTCAGAGATAATAAAGATAAGTATAGTTTAGAATTTACAGAGTCTGGTATTAAGTTTGTTGATAAAGAAAGTGGACAATTGGTTGGTAGATTTAATTTATCAAGAACAGCTAGTAAAAGTGCCAAAGAGCCTTCTGCTAGAACTAGATTTGATTTTGAAATATCTGATTGGGCTCAAACTAATAT